TTTCATGGTTATTCGACGATTTATTTTTTTTCGGCGTGGGCTACCTACACGTCAAAACTAGGACGGCCGACGGCTACCCCGCGTCGTTTCAACGTCTACCGGCAAACCTTGTAACAACTTTAGATCAGCAAGGTAACGTAAGTTTTGGCCCGTCTAAACAGCTTATGTTCTTGGGTTTACCGCTTGACTACAAAGACGTCGTACAATTCATTAGCCCTATTCAGGCTTTAACAACCGTTGCCCCGCGCGCTATTGACACGGCGCTAAAGCTCGAGCAAGCCGCAAACCGCAACGCGGTAGCGGTGCAGCCTTCCGGCGTACTTAAACAAACTGGCGGCCAGCCATTGAGCAGCGAAGAACTAGCACAAATGGCGCAATCGTTTAACGTGGCCCGCATGTCTAACAGCGTTGCCGCAATCTCGGAACACTTGACATACAGCGAAACAAGCGCAACACCGGACAAAATGCTATTAAGCGAAGCCCGCAACTTTCAAGCGCTCGAAATGTCCCGCCTTGCCAATATCCCCGGCTTTTTATGCAACTTGTCTATTGGTGGTTACAACTACTCAAACAACGCAGACGCCCGCCAGCAACTTTGGCTATTTGCATGCAAGGCCTATAGCGAGTGCATTTCACAAACCCTGTCAGGCGACAACGTTTTACCGCGCGGTACCTATGTACGCCTAAACCCTAAACAATATTTGGCAGCCGACTATATGGGCGGCTACGGCGGGGAAATGCCCGACGAAATGCCAACAATCGAAGAAACAGTTAGAGTACCTTTGAGCTAATGATTAAATTAACCGCTACCGCAATCACAGTAGACGCAGCAGCACCGGACGGCAGCCGTACCGGACAGCGTGTAATTATGGGCATTGCCGCCCCCTATGGCGTAACCGCAAGTGTTAGCTCGGGCGAAACGGTGTTATTTGAGCCGGGCAGCCTTTCGGCCCCTGATCGCATGCCACGCGTTTACATGTTCCACGACTCGAGCCAACCCGTCGGCATTGTCACACAGCTTGACAACTCAAGCCCTAACGAACTTCTATTTTCCGCCCGCATTAGCGCTACCCCATTAGGTGACACCGCTTTAACACTTAGCGCCGACGGCGTACTCGATGTCTCCGTAGGTATCTCACCTCAGCAATGGACAACCGACGACGCCGGCGTAATGCGCATCACGGCAGCTGTAATCGACGAAATTTCTTTGGTGCCTCAACCGGCATTTAACGCCGCAAAAATCACCGAGGTTTATGCGTCGGCAAGTATCCACCACAACCCCGACGATTTAGACAATAATCAAGAAAACCCAGTAGATGAGGAAACCCCCGAAATGGAAAAGACACCCGAAGTAGCAGCCGTAGAGGCAGCAACACCAACCGCGCCAATTTGGGCCGAAGCGCCTAAGCGTTTCACTATGCCTAGCGCAGCGCAATACATGGCCGCCTATGCGTCTAGCCCGTCAGAGTTTGCGCAAATTAACGCACAAATTAAAGCCGCCGCGCCTTTTATTGACACTTCTAGCACACCCGGCATTTTGCCCGAAATCATCACGGGTACCGTGTATGACGGGCTAAATCCTATCCGTCCTTTCGTGTCGGCTATTGGTACTCGCGCAATGCCTACAGCTGGCGCAACGTTTCGCCTTCCAAAAATCACGGTACGACCTGTCGTTACGCAGCAGCCAACAGGCGAAAACACAACGCTTGACCCTTCGACCGTTACCGTGTCAAATACCGACGTTTCTAAACTCACATTCGGTACATACGTCACCATGTCAGAGCAAGATCTCGATTGGACAGATCCGGCCAGCCTCAATATCGTATTAGAACAACTTGCTATCGCCTATGGACAGGCCACGGATAATTACGCCATTGACAACTGCCACGCCGCAATCGTTCAAACAGCATCAGTAGCCGACACCGCCGTAGGTGCAGATTGGGTAGCAGCCGTTTACGACGGCGCGCGCCAAATCTCCGAAAGCTCGAACTACTTGCCTAGCCACATGTTCGTAACACCCGCCAGTTGGGCGGCGCTTTCAAGCAGCACAGACGACCAAAATCGTCCGGTATTTCCATACACAGGCGCACCTAACCTCATGGGACAAAACGCAGCAGGCAACGCAGCAGCGAACACATGGAACGGCAACCCGCTAGGCCTTGTACTTGTCGTAGACAAGAACGCACCCGGCTCGTTCATGGGACACGCAGCAGGCCCCGCAGCTGGCTACCACTACTTCGAGCAGCCAAAGGGCGCAATTAGTATTGACGTGCCTTCAAGCCTTAGCCGTACAATCGCTTTCCGCGGTTATGCAGCCGGCTCAATGCGCGACGCTACAAAATTCGTCAAGTTCGTTTAGCCCGAAAGGCGGTTAGCCGCCAATGGCTATTTACACAGTCACACATAAAACGCTAATAACTAATTACGCGTCTTTACAGTTACTTGAGCAACACGACATAGACCCCGGCGATGTAGTCACCGTCGCCGGGGTAAATGCCACATTTAACGGATCACGCACCGTATACGCAACACCCGAATATCTTTTTACGGGCGTTAGCGACGAAGGCGATTTAGAGTACGACTACAACCAACCAATCCCGTATCAAATCATTTACGCACTAACGGCCGCCAACGTGGAACGCAGCGCAACCACGGGCACCGTAGCTAATGATCTCGTGGCTTGTACTTGGATTACCGCTACCGATATTGAGGACTGGCTAGGCATCGGCACCGCAACCGCCGGCGATGCCGCATTTCTGACGGTATGCGCTAGCGCGGCTAACGAATTTTGTTTTACTCGCCGCAAAATTGCCGGGTATCAGGATCTACTAGGAACGGTGCCCAACGGGGCCGTAAAACTTGGGACAGTGCAATACGGCGGCGCGCTATACCGCCAGCGCGGCGGGCTACAAGATATGGCTACTTTTGACGGTTACGGCGTTGCCAGCACCAACGGCCTTAACGGCACGATTAAACAACTATTGGGTATTGACCGCCCAACGCTCGCGTAATGCCCGTAGTCGCCTTTACAGACCTGTTTAACGAGTGCCTAGACGACCTAGCGGCGAAACTTGCCACTATCTCGGGCTTGCAAGTTGTAACCGACCCGCGCAACCTTGTCCCGCCATGCGTCTTTATCGACGCCCCAACATTTCAGGCCTACAACGGCAACATAGTTAAAATGAGCTTCCCGGTACGGTGCATCACATTAGGCCCCGGCAACCTAGACGCCCAACGGTCGCTAATGAACTTAGCCGCCAAAGTATTAAACGCTTCTGTAGGTGTCACCGATGGACGCCCAACTATGGCTATTATCGGCGGAGTAGAGCTACCCGCCTATGATCTAAACATAAACATTCAAGCGCAAACCAGTTAGGCACAAAATGTACGTAATTCTTTCAGAACGCATAGGCACCGTAGGTGGTAAATACACACCGACCGAAGGCGCAAATATCAACGCTTTAATAGCTGGCGGCTTCATTGGCCAAAGTTCCACCACTAAAGCCGCTAAATCTGCTAAAACAGAGACAGACACCGACACAGAAACCGAAACAAAGGATTAACCCCTATGGCTACTAGCACACTTCTAAGCAACCCACACGTTTTAATTAACGCGGTCGATCTATCCGACCAATGCACCGCAGCTAATTTTTCTATCGACTACGCGCAGCTTACCGCTACAGCCTTTGGCGATGTAGATAACAAGTACACAAAAGGGCTAGGCGACCACTCGCTTACTTTGTCTTTTTACGGATCGTTCGCAGCTACCGAAACTTGGGCAACACTTAGCGCATTAGTAGGCACCACATTTACGGTTATCGTTTCGCCTGAAAAGCCAACAACACCGGGCACCTATTCGGCCACCAATCCGGGTATGACGCTTACAGGCACCTTCCTCGCTTCGCTACCTGTGGCGTTTTCGCTTGGAGAGCTTAGTACTATGGACGTGGTTTGTACCGGCGGTGTCTACACTCTTGACGTATCCTGATCTAAACACCTAAACAAAGGCCCGACATGAATATAACAATTCGAGTAACCCGCAACGACGGCGTATACGAAGTACACACAAACCTAATGGTAGTTGTCCTATGGGAACGCAAATACAAAATGCGCGCCAGCGATCTAGCAAACGGCGTAGCAATGGAACACCTAGCGTACATGGCATACGAAGCGTCGAAAATGGCTAATATCGTTGTACCGGTTTCATTCGACCAATTTATTAAAGAGTGCGCCGCGCTGGAAGTTGTAGATAGTGAAAACCCAAACCCTACAGAGTCGGCAGCTACCGCCGACAACTAGCCGAACTACTGGTAGCGGTTCACTTTTGGCCACCGTCGATAGATTTCGACGCAGCCGATTTAGCAACCGTAGTAGATGTTCTAAACACACAAGCTCGAGAACGGGAACGCGCTAATGCCCGTCGTCGCTAGCGCCCAAGTATTCGGCTTACAGGAAACTTTGGCAGCACTAAATAAGTTTGATCCCACGTTCAGACGCCAAATTAGTACAGACATACAAGCGGGCGCGGGGCGAATGATTGTGCAATCTGCCCGTTCTCTTATTCCTACGGACTACCCACTATCCGGTATGCGTCGCGGCTCAATGATTAAAGGCCGTAACGAAACTACTTACAACATTAAAAACGTCTTAAACGGCGTAAAAACCGTTGTAAACAAGCGGGCCAGCCGTGAACGCACCGTAACTTTTAATCGACCGCTAATCATGGACGGCCGTAAAGTAAACAATGCCTACACACAAACCGTAGATTTTAACGCCCGCCCCTATGCCCTATTGGTCGCCCAACAAAAAGACGCTGCCGCTGCTCTA